TCGTTGGACTCGTTTCAGTGGTCTTTGTTCCGGAGAACATCAGCTCTCCCCTGTAGACGGGGAAGTTGTCGAAGACCCAACGTTCGAATCCTCCGAGCTTGTCGAAGAACACTTCCGCCTCTAGACGGGTGCCGTCGAACGGAAAACCATTGATGATGTTGTCGAATGCGAGGTTGACCTTCGCCTCGGCTGACATGAAGAACGTGTGGTTCTGAAACTGAGACCAATCAACGTTGAGTTGCTGCGTCGACTTTATCGGTGCAGAGTGTGGCTCGTACTGGAATGATGCAGATGACGCGATGTTCGTGTCAGAGACATCCTGCCAGGTGAGCGTGAGTGGCCGGCTGCCGGACATAGCTGCCCTCAAGAACGAGGGAATGTACGGGTTGGGCTTGTTGATGGCCATGCAGCGTCGACCTCAGTGGTTACGTATCAAACTCTAAGCCGACGCGTCCACCCTGAACGCAGCAGATGCAGCCTTATACAATTGCTGGTTGTCTCCCGTCACCACCAACACATCGATGACATAGCGATGTGCCGCAGACAGATTTGAGAAGTCAAGCTTGAAGTACATGCCTGCAGAATCGTTCGAAACTCGAGTTGAATTGTTCGTGAGATCGAACGGAATTGCAACGCGATCAGAGTCTGCGTCTCGCACTTGGTAGTGCACGTCTCGAACAACGACGCCAGGAAGTTCGACCGGAAGTCTGACATATCGCGTCAAGTATGCCGAACTGTAATCGAAGATGTTGACGTGCAGCGTAGTCTGCTCAGACGTCCTGTGAGAACCTTGCAGACCCAAGATGGTCACCACGAAGTTACGTGGATCAAGCGAGGCGGCGCTTCGCTGAGGCGGTAGAGCCCGAATCGTGCTTCCGGTCAAATACGTCGTCGTGCCGTCCAGTGATTGCCAGATTGGCGTAAACGTGACAGAACCTGAAGCCTGCCATTGTGGAAGCAACTGCACATCGCTTGAAGGAACAAGTACGGACGCAGAATACAGGCCCGTGACCGGGAACCTGCCTCGTGAATGTTGCGAACCTGTGAAGTACAGAGAGTAGAGACCTCCTGACACCGCGGTTCGCAACTGCAAGATCAAAGAATTGGGACCGGTGATTGGCGTGAGTGCTGAGCCAGATGCCAGATTGCTCGGCATCGATCGGACGTAGTTGTACAGGAAGAGATAACTCCTCGAATCCATGTACAGATTGCCCGTGTCATCCTGAACTGAGTCGTCGTACCGAACGTAGAGCTTCGGGCGTAGATCTTCATTGAACGCTGTGCGACCAGCAAACCTCTTCACGAAGTACGTGTGTTGGTCATTTTCGAGCGTAGAGTCGAAGGAGATTCGAAAGCCTGCGTCGGGAAGTAGACCTGCCAGTGTCGCAGACACGATTGTCGTGACGTCAACGTCGAGGTCTTCTGTACCGTCGACGAACGTTTGTGACGACTTCAGAGATGCGCCGCCGGCGATGAACGTTGACGCTGTCAGATAGTCACAGGCGCCGGTGTTTCCGCCCGCTCGACCACAGCCGCTGACGAGCCAGGAACCGCTAGCGAATGAGCCTGATTGCCAATTGCAGACGTCGGTGTCAGAATACAGCACGACGTCGCGACCGAGGCCTTCATCAAACGATGATGACAACGGGAAGACAGAGACGCTGAAGTTCATGGGCGTCGGTTGGCCACCGTACACGTCATGAAGGTGTAGACGACACGAGAAAGAAGGATCGCCCGGGTCGATGTGCTGCGCTGCGAGCAACGTGCGAAGAGAGCTCAGATCGAATTGGACGAGCAGGCGTGAAAGTTCGACGTTCGGCGTTCTCGAACTTCCCGTGCCGCTGAAAGACGCACCGTACAGCTTGAAAAGATCAAGCGATGCTGCACCACCAACATTGCTACCGGTTTGAGGTGAGCTGTCGATCACGCGGTTGGTGATGTACGCGTCCTTGAGTGGTCGAAGAATCTTGAACATCAGACTGAAGCCTTTCCGATCAAGTCAACTTCTGGGAAGCGAACTTCGAAGATTCCACCCACAGGCGGAAACACGAGACCAAGTCGAGTGTTCGAACCGATGTCATACGTGACGTTGCTGTACTGACGGTTGTTGACGATTCCGCTGATGTTGTTGAATTGCAACTGGTTGATCGACACGATTCCCGGGACCTGGAAGATGAGGTTCGACAGGTCTGACATCACCAAAGGTTGGTCGATGTGGAAGTTCGAGACGTTGAAGTACTTCTGTAGCTTCGTCAACACATTCTGAATGACGATCGTGCGGTTCAGCGCTGGGTCGATCAGAACGTCAAAACTGAACGTCAGGTTGACGACTCGAGCGTCCAGGACGTCGATCGCATCGCTGATCATTCGGTACGGGTTCAAGTACTTCACCAGGTTCGTCTTTAGCGTGTCGGGAGACGTGATTAGACGACTGTTGGTATCGCGTGAAACGATGAACAACTGCGTAGACAATGGGTTGTTCGGATTTGACCTGATCGCAGCGCGGAAGACTCGGCCGAAGTTGGACGGAATCGTGTAGACTCGCGCTAGCAGGTCCTCACGAGTCACGATTCGTTCCTGTGAGTTCTTGATCGACGGAATCAGCGCCTTGAGATCGTCAGCGGTCGGTGCATCTTCGCCGCCAGCAGCCCTGACCTTGTTGTTGACTTCGATGCTGCTGCGTACTGCACCAGCTACGTTCGGCGCAGGGTTTCCGGGGAAGAACACGTTCAAGACGCGAGGCGTCTGAATGTTGTTGACATCAACGTTGTGATTCAGACCACCACCGTAACGATACGTGATTGAGTACGTCGTGCCTGCAGCTGCAATGCCGAGCGTCGTGGTAGACAACAACTGCTGTGGGTTGACAGGAATTCGTGAGAATGTCCGAGTGTACGGGAACGAGATTGCGAAGCTAGACGGATCCGGGATGATGTCGTCTTGTAGAGATTCTGCGTTACCTCCGCCGAAGGTCAGCGAGGTACGTCGGCTCGTCAGATCAGTTGCCGTGGTGAAGCGATACGGTGCCGGGATGACCTTGATCGTGTCAGGAACGAGCTCGTTGTCTTTTGCCGTGTTGAGAACGTTCTGAAAGACGACGTCATGTGTCAGTGCACCGACCTGGTAGTAGATGTTTCCTAGAAGGTCGTTGACAGAGATGATGTCTGAGACGTTCGCGTTCTGTAGACTGATCTTGTTGAAGGGCGTGAACGTTGAACCGACGACGAAGTTGTCAGTCGTTTCCACGCCCGAGATGCACAGGCCAGACGCAGCGAGGACGTATGACGTCGGGATGCCGGACGAGTTCTTTTCTTTGATCTTGACTTCAGCTTGCAGGCCACCGTCAGATCGAAGTGCCGTGAAGTCGATGTCCTCGAGCAGGTTGAAGATCGTGCCGTTGTTCGCTGTGAAGCTTGAGTTGGCCTTGACGATCGGAAGAGCGTCGGGTTGCGGTTGGATGACACCGTGCACAGAAGCAGCGGGAATCTCAACGTACACCGTGACGGGAACGATTGCAGGTGAGGCACCTACGATCGGGACGCCTGCTGCAACCAGCTGACGTTGGATGTTGACAGCTTCAACAGCAGTTTCGGGATTCAGCTCACCGTACTGATGGTCGAGATAGAAAGAGAGGTTGTCGCCCGTGTAGGCGGCAAAGTCAAGAAATAGCCCTCCCAGGCTGCTCTCAGAAAAATCGCGGATCCGTTCAGGGTAGTATGCCCTAGCGTACTCCAACAAATTTGCCCGAAGCGAGTCAAAATCTTTTGCCAAGTACTTGCGTTGACGCACTACCTTCAAATCATCTCTTTGGAGCGTCATCGTGTGTACCTTTTCATGGCTGCTTCACTGATTTTCCGACAGTGTTCTTCAGTAAGTACGGCGGGCGTCTTTGGTTCGAACCGATCATCTTCATATCGCCACACGAAACCACCGATGGATTTTGCCTTGCGACGACAGCATTTTGATATGTTCGATGCAGCATTACCTGTCGAACGTTCTGCTTCGGCTTGTGACGGATACGATGCGATTACGTTACCTTGTAGATCATACTGCACGATCGAACGTTTTGATTGTGCGCGTTGCATGTTCATACGTACGATGTCAGAAACTTTTCTACCGCGCATTGTCATGCTGATACGTTGTCGCGTAGCTTCGTCGTGCTTTCTTCCGATGACGCCCTCACCGCCTCTAGTGAAGTTACATCCGATGTCGTTCGGATCATCATGCGAGTGATTGGTGCTGAACGTTCCCACCGCATCGATCTGTTCAGTTTCCCAAGTGCATGCTTCTGCATTAGTTGTCGGACCAATGCAAATTTCAACTCGAAGACCGTAACGCTTGACGATAGCGTGCCACTTGTGACTGCGAGAGCGTGAACTGGTCGGACGTTTCCTCAGACCCTTACCTACGTTGAAGCAACGCGGAGGCTCTTCTAATGTCCAGTGTTTGTAGCCGTAAAAGCTCACCAGCCTAAGTATCTAGCCTAGGTCAGATTGCATACAGCGCAACCTGAAGCTTCTTCCCAATGACTTTGAGGCTGGGAATGTTGAACGTGATGGTCAGCTGGATGACTGCGGTGTTCTTGTTCTGCGTTCTGTCCGCAGTTGAGATGAAGTCTTGTAGGTCGATGTAGGGCATCCATCGGCCGACGGCGTCCTTGATTCTGTTGATGGCCGCCGAATCAAAGTCGTCGACATTGACCAGATCAGACATGAGAGGCCGAAGGTTGGCACCGAACTGGTAGAAGCCCAGGCGTTCGCCCCAGTTCGTCAAGATGAGGTTCCGAAGATTGTCAGTCAACTGAGACACGAGGTCTGTCGACGTCACAACGAGGTCGTCGTTTCCCAAAGCAACGGGCGTCTTGATGCCAATCGGCGTCGGTGTGACGACTAGTTCATTGGCGATCGCGTCAGCTTGCGTGACGCCTGACGACTTGAAACTGAAAGAACCCATCGTTGTTACATACCCAATACGCTCTCAGATCAGACCAGTCAAAGTCGCGATTGTCTTCGTCATCGCACCGCCAGCACCGACCAGCATTCCGACGATGTCGACGCAGACCATTGACACGACGTCTTTGATCCAGATGAGAAGCGAAGCGATCATGACTTTCGGCAGGATCTGCAGAAACGGTGCCAAGATGTTGATGAGCAGGTCCATCGCGAGCTTCAAGACCACCTTCGGAAGGCCCGGCAGATCAAGCACGAGGTCCAACTTCGGCGGCAAAACGAGGCTCACGAGCAGGTCAAACGGCAACTTCAGCAAGCTCAACAAGAGATCTGGAAGGTCGATCTTGAGAGGTGGCAGTGAGATTCCCGGCAGCGCCGGAGGAAGAAAGCTGGGCAATGCAGGAGGAATCGGAGGAAGTGGCGGAATTGGAAGTGAAAGCTTGATGCCAAGATCTGCAAGCTTGATGAGCAGCTTCGGGGGCGGAAGAATGTTTGCTTCGATCGCAAGGTCGGGTAGCGCGATCGGAAAGCCCTTGATGTCAGGAAATGCCACCGTCACGTCGAACAGCGGGAACAGAGGCGTGGACCCAGGTGCGTCAAGGGCCTTCGCGACTCCTGCAAGTAGAAGGTCTGGGAAGATTGCGTTCCAAACGGGCGTCTTCACCGGATCTGCCATGGTGTCGACCATGATGGCCGCAAGTGGATCGGGACCAAACCAAAACAGCGGCTCCATCGACAACGTGGTCGGGTTAGGAAATAGCGGGCCGCCGATGGGTGGCAATGGAAACAGAGAATTGAAGATTTTCGTGGATGGACTTCCACCCTTCCCGTCGGCATTTCCCGTGGCAAGCAACGCAGTGACCTCTTGCACGTACTTCGTGCGTGCTGCCTTCGTCAGCTTGCCTCCTTCAAGGAAACCGACGCCCGTCAAACACGGACCGTACGGACTCGTCATTTGAGAAGCACCTTAGTCGCAAAGGTTCCGTTCAAAGGACCGTAAGCGGCGTCAGCGCCGGCTTGACCAGCGAATGAGTCGATGATTGGCGTAGCAATGACTTGTCCACCGACTCCCAAATTGTTCAGCGACGTACACAAGACAGCCTTGTTCGCATCATCGCCACCTAGTTTGATGACGCCTGTCAGTGCAGGTGTGAAGATGATGTCACCGTTCGAGCGGATGATGATCGATGCACACATGTCAGGCGTCGGGTCGACGTCTTTGACGTTACCGTTTTCGTCTGTACCCTTTGCACCAGTCACGAGGATGACGACGTCCTGTCTGGCGATGAGTCGCAGCTTGTCAGTCTTGATGACGATTGCACCGGCTGCGGCAGGCTTGATCATCTCTGGGTCGGGCGGACCTGGAGGTGGAGGACCGACGACTCCCGGCGTTCCCAAGAACCCGCTGTGCTTCAGGAGCACTAGATCGAGTTTGAAGTTGACGTCGGCCTTCGTCTTCTGCGAGATGAGGACACGGCTTCGATCGTTCTTGAAGTCAACATCGCCTTCTTTCTCAACGAGGTCCTTCTTGCTCTTTCCGATCTCCTTGCCGACCTTGTTCTTTTCTGACTTGCCGCCAGTTTCGGGCGTCTGGCCGCGGCCTGCGACGAGGTCGATTGAACCGGCACCTTCATCACTCACGTCGTCTGAATGAGGCTTGGGAACTTTGCCCTTGTCTGGGTCGTCATCGTAGTCCGCGACTGGACCCGTGCGATCCGTTCCCAAGACGATGAGCGTGTTGTTCGAGCCTTCAAACGCCGTGTCAGACGGTCGCTTTCTGTATCTTGGAA